AACAGGTCTAATTGTTTCAACGTGCTTTCTGATGTACGGCCAGAGGTGTCTGGGGTCATCTTCTCCGAGTCGCTTTCCCGCTGCTGAGAAAGGCTGACAGGGGTAACCGCCAGTGATGATGTCAACACGGTCTCGAAAGATTTCCGATGGGAAGGTTTTAATATCCGTGTAAATAGGTGCGGGAGGTAGCTGTCCTGTTTCCATTTTCGACACCAAGTTTGCAATGGCATAGGCTTCGATCTCCACATAAGCGATGACTCTATGTTCAAGCCCTGCAAGCTCAAGTCCTCTTTCGATTCCACCATATCCTGCACAAAATGCGATGACAGTGGGTAGTTCTTTGGTAGTATCCACATTGTTATTCTCCACGTTATAAGCCTTCTTCTTTAATTTCTAACATTCTACCAGTTTTAGCGTCAAACAACAAGCCACCAGCAGGGCCAGTAGTTCCGCAAAAGCGATTCTTTAGAACCCTGACATTGGTAGTGTTACGCTCTACTGGGTCTGCCGCTTGACCGTTCCTCTCTAGCCCTATAACCATGTCTGATAGCTGTGCAATGGACGCAGATCCTCTGAGTTGTGACAGGCTACTAGCAGCACCCTCCTCATGACCTTTACCGTCTGGTCGCTTCAGGTGACTAACCATAAACAATGTTATGCCTGTCTCTTGCACTAGCATTCGCAACTTGGTGCATATCTCATCCAGCGCCTTCCTCTCATCACCGTTGCTCTGTGCTGAAACGACAATGCTAACGTGGTCTAGAAACAAAAACTTAGTGTCTAGCGCCTTAGCCATGTAGCGACAACGTGCGACAATGTTGTCAATACTGGTGCTACCGAAGTGGTCAAACAGAAACAGCCTCTGAGTACCCATTGTATCCTCGAAAGCCTCCCAGCGTTCCTGCTCTGTGCTTTCTACGTCTGGTAGGTGTAGAGGCTTGTTAGCTGATAGAGACATTAGCGACAACGCTGTCTTTCTGGCGTTTTCTTCTAGGAACAATAGGCCAATGTTCTGCTCAGAGTTCTGCAAGATGTGGTAGACAATCTCTCTCACAAACTGTGACTTACCTAGCCCAGAACCAGCGGTGATAGTCACCAATTCAGCCTCTCTGATGCCATAGGTCAGTTTGTTCAGGTTCTGCCAAGGATACATAACAGCAGACTTCTCTACAGGTCTGTTCACCTCATCCCAGAGACTAGCACCGTTGATGATACCGTCCGGTACAAACTTCTCTGCCGCCCAGAATGCCGCTGTAAAGCCTTTCACATCATTATTTATAAGGTAGTCGCAAGCGTCTTTATGACCGCCAGTGTGTTTGACTATAGCGGCCTTACCGCTGAACAATTCTGCAACCTCTCTGGCCGCCTTATTTCCAGGTTCGTCTGCGTCAAAACATATAATAATAGCTTCAAAGCTGTCTAAATACTCGTATGATGCCTTACAGTCTTTAAGCGCACCGCCAGCACCATTCCTGACACTGACGCAAGCATACTTACTATTCTGCATCTGGTAAGCCGCCGCCGCATCAAACTCGCCTTCACATAGCGTTATGTACTTGCCTCCACCGTTAAACAAATGCTGTCCAAATAGTCCAGAGGCTGACCAGTTGCCTACGTTGTAGAATTGTTTATCTGGTAGCCTTATCTTAGCGGCTACAGGGGTGTTGGCATCCTCTGGGTCGTGGTAGGCAAAATAGGTTTTGTCGGGCTTCTCTAGTATCCCATAGGTCTTAGCTGTGGCCGTGGTCAGCCCTCTAGTCATAATGGCTTGATAGTTGCCTGTAGTGAGTGTTCTCTCTACTGCGCTAAAGTCTGGTTTAGCCTTTGGTGTTGTAGACTCTGGCACTGATACAGGTGCGTAGTCATCGCTGGTAGGCGTGTATTTATGGCAACTATGGCAGAATGTACTGTTAGTGTTTATCTGCAATGCGTCACTGCTACCGCAATCAGGGCATGGCTGGTGTATTAAACCACTCATAATTCCACCTCCTCATATACCCTACCATAGCTAATTAGTATAAACGGTAGCCCCAGTAAGTAACCCTCGAAGGGCATAGCGTATACATCGTCAGTATCTTGATTAAGAACCCATACCGCCCTCGAATCAGCTATTTCAAACCAAAACCCGGCGGCATTAATCAACTCAATAGATAGTGTTTTATTAAATATTTTCATTCGCTCTCTCTCTTATTAAAAACAACGTCATACTCTGCACTCTCTGACATAAAGCGCACTATAACATCGCTAGACACTTTATAGAAGTTTGAAGCCTCTTTTAAACTAAAAACCCCATTACTAATATCTGAGGCAGCCCTGACTACTGCTTGAACCACTGGGTCAGTAGTACCCATCATATACTCTTTAAACATTATAACGCCCTCTTTAACCATTTAGCGGATGCAACCCCTGCTTTATTCTCAAACTGAGGCCACAAAACCCTTTTGCGCTTTTTATCTATAAAATGCTCATCTGTTACTACGTCCAATAACCCTAATCTGTTCCGTAGGGTCATTTGCGGTATTTTAACCTCCCTAGCCATGCCATTAATTGTATAAAACTTACCTTTCACTAGCAAAGGGTGATTACTTTCGTTTTTAACGTATCTAATTTTACGTCCCATATTGTGCTTCTCCTAAAATTATGCTATAAATGACTGTATAGTTTGTTAGCGACTCTTTAAAGCCCCTTTTCAAACAACAACTAGTAGTTATCCTTTATTACTCTTTAGCGACTTTAAAGTATCTTTGTAGATGGTATTCCATTTCAGTATGTAGTGCCTCTATTAAGTCTATATCATCCTGATCTGGTACAAAGTCTATTTTCTGTTTGCAATAGTCCCAGTTGACCATAATATCCCTCAGCAGCATGTCACAGTCTTCAATTACTCTATTACGGGAAACAGGTTGGTCATCTTCTGTTCCGTCTGGTTCTTTATCCCACTGGTCGTTAACTCTACATGGCATTATCATTGTCATCTTCTCCTAAATGGTTAATTATTACTCTCTCTCGAATCATTGCCAATACATCAGCCCCAGCACGATAGGGCAATCCTTGCACAATGTCAACAAACTCGTTTATAGCGTCTGTCCTAGTGATGTTGTTCTCTATGTCGGCAAAATTTAAGCCTTCTCTCATGCGTCACCCCACTGAGCCGCCATAGCATCTGCTATGCCTTGGAAGGTCTCGCTTCTAATTTTCCAGCGATCCTTAGAGGGTGGCAAATAGTGCAAGCGTTGTTGTTGGTTTTTAGGTAGTGAGTCGAACAATTCTTTTACGTTGTTGGTTGAAACCAGTGTTGGCAGGTTATGAAGCCACAGCCCCGTTTTCTTGCTCTCAGGATGCCCAAACTGGTACGGCTGAACATATTGCGTAGGCTTTATTGGTAACACTCCTACGGGGTTCTCAAATGCTACCTTTGGTGCATGTTTTTTTGCATGTTCAAATAGCGATAGCGTCCACTCAATCGCTTCGTGGCGCATAGCGTTTTTAGCCATGCCAGAACCATAATGAGCGTTTCCACTCACTGCCAACGCTGTACAGGGTGGGTGCATAATAATTAAGTCCCAACCTTCAGCTATTACCGGCCAACAATCACCAGTGTAGTGGTATTGGCTATTATCATCTGCGGGTAATAAATCGCAACTATAAGCGTCATGCCCCAACGCCCTAAACGCTTCTCGCACCTTACCTGAATACTCGCATGCTATTAATACTCTCATGGTCTCTCTCTCTTAGTTAAATAAGTCCACAACATTTGACAACATTCTACCCAATGGTTCAATCTCCCAGTGCTATAATGTGACCAGAACCGGGATTTGGGTCTCTCTCTCGCCTCTCTCTTATATTACCCGTATCTAATTAAAAACCACTATAGCATCAAACAATAGCCACCAAGCTGCAACAACATAGTCATAGAAGCGCCCGGTTAGCCGTCTAAGCGCGTTTAACGTCTAATATGACCTAGGGTACTGGGTAGGCTTAAACAGGCTTAAATAGGCTTGTATTATATAACAGGCAAAAAAAAGCCCAGCGGTTTAGACTGGGCAAAAGGGGGATTACTAGAACTCGTGTGTCAGTATACGCTCAACCTCTACATCATCTTGGTTTTTTAAGGCTAGAATTACATCATCATTTTCCAATGCAATTGATGGCTCTATATAGTATTCAGCGCATAGCGTATAAAAATGTGACTCGCTCATTGTCTTTAGTCCTCTCTAAAAGTCTTGAATAATTATACCGCCATCAAATTCTATAGCGATGGTGCGATCATGCAAATCATCTATAGTGTTGATAGTGTTATATGCCTGTTTAATCTCAACTAAATCACTGTACTCTGTGAACTCACAGCATAGCCCTATAACGTCTAGCTCGTATGGCTCTGTGCAATCATTAGACATTTGTTCTAACCAATCAAACAACGCTCCTAAACCTTCATAGCTAAATTGATCTGCGCGGTTATAGTCTGTGAATGCGCGTCTGAATTCGTATATATCAATAGTTTTAATAATCATCTTAAAAACTCCCAATAGTTAGTAACCAAAAAAATGACATTAACATCAAGTAACTGATAGAGGCCACAATAGACCACCCTAGTAATGAGGCTGCAAAGTCTAGCCTCGCTTCTCTTTTTTGTTTGCGTATCAATGCGCTATTCACTGTCATATATCCCAATAACAGCGGCATTTATCCATTCAAAATATAACCCATGCTTTTGCAATAAGTTGTTTAGATCATCTGACCCATCATACCAATCATAGTAGTCAGCCCAGTAAACAGACGCATCATCTGGCAGGTTTGAAAAAGAATCTGGCATTTCTTCTACTGATATCTCGAAGTGCGCATTAGCAGACCAGTTATTAATCATTAAAGTTAGGCCTTCTTTTTTCAGTACTGTATATGCTTTTCTGGCGTTATTTTTCATTGTCTTATTCCCTTGTTTATTGAGTTGGTTTACTCGATAGCACTGTTGCCAATGCTACCTGATAAACTAGCTGATTACTCACCATAACCGCGAACATCTTCCATAACAGCCGTTCTAAGATCGGCATGCTTGCGCATCGACTTTTTTACTTCCCTCCAAGGTTTTAATGTGCCATCTTCCCTAGACACCTCCTCCTCCCATTGATCGCGCTCGTAACATTCAACAAAAAAATCCATTCCGTTATTGTAGTTATCTTCCGCATACGCTTTTGCTTTCTCGATAACAACATCCCAACGATTAATCCGCGCTTCAATCAATGCCTGTTCAATATCTGTTGCGTTCATTTTTTATTGCCTCTATTTGTAGTAGTAGTAGTTGGCGCTTTATTCCCGCGCCGCTCAAACTGAGCACTACTTAGTGTATTTGGTTCGCGTTTAATTCCATATTTATTTTATATAATGAAACAGCAAAGCATTCACCATAGTTATAACACTATGCCTACTATATATAGGTATAGAGAGCTGCGCTGTAAGCCGCGCCATTACTGGGCTGTAGCAAATGTGCGATTAGCACCTATAGCAATGCCATAGCATAGCCTAGTCACTAATGCGCTTAGACGGTGATTCTGGCGCTTCTATGGCTATATAGCTTTTAATGATGCAAAGCCAGGTGCTATCACTGTAGGCTATGGCATTATGGCAT